GTTAACACCAAGAGTTGAGCGCCCGGCTCTAATAAAAGCTCTGAACCGTTCAGAACGGCCATGCCGTCAGCAATTTCTAGTTCTACACCGCCCGGTAAAACTAGCGTACCGTTTACGATTGTTCCAGCGACTCCTCCGCCAGCAACAACAGAAGTTGATACCCGCTTAAATTGGAACTCTCCGGAAAACGGGTCAAACACCATTTTCCAAGAGTCGCTCACAGGATGCTCCAGTCAGCGATGTAGTCCTTAGCGGCAGACGTATAGTTAATCGTCACCGTTCTGACGATATTCCCGTTCTTCCTGTAAATGTAGATTTCCTGCGTGGTCGAAGGATAGCTGACTTCCCCAGCGTCATAATCAGCAGGAACCGCAGCCGTTCCAACGGTAACGGTGCCGCCGATTAAATGGGTATCAAGCCCAACCTTTTCGCCAGAAGACGTGCCTGTGGCAATCTTGGCCTCTGAAGGACTTGAGTCAGACTGTGGGTAAAGATCAATTCGAGCCATTCTTTAGCGCAGCCTTTAAGGTTTCCAGCGCGATCAGGATAGCCTGATGGACTTCCCGCGTAGCACTGATGCCTTTGGTTACATCGTCTAGGACTTTAATAGCCTGCTCAGGCGTCATAGTTGAACCCATGCCCCACCAGTGTTGTAGCAGAGCTTATTGGTGTCGGTATCGTAAACCAGCAAACCGCTAAGGTTGGTCATAGCGGTTCTCTGAGCCGTCGTTACGCGACCAATCCGGGTAGCCTTGGCGTCCCCAATCTCAAGCGCGATATCCGAGTTAGTGACGGTCTTAGTCCCGCCGCTAATCATCAGAGACTTGCCGAGATAGTTTTCAGCTCCCGTATCCTCAACTGAGATACCAAAAGCAGTAGTTGCAAGAGCAGAGATACCAGACTCAATCTGCAGGCCGTAAAGCGTGCCGATTGTAAGCGTGCCACCGAAGTTGGCAGCAAAGCCCCGGATCAGATGCAGATCCGTAACCGTTCCGCCTGCGCTCGTGGCATCCACTGCAAGACCAGCCGTCAGCATGGCTATGTTACTTGCCGTTTTCCCTGCAGCAACAGCGACCTGCGAGACAAACCCAACCGAAGCCACGCCAAGGCCAAGCGGACCAGACGAGTAGTTGTCCTGAAAATCCATGAAGCCTGCAAGGTTCGACAGAAGGACATCGGTCGTTCCAGCTACAGGACTTCCCGCTTTCACTTCAAAGATCGGCCGGATTAGATTGCCCGAGTCGACTGCAAGTGCTGTGTTGGCAGTAAAATTACAAACAGACGAAAAAACACCGCCTTCGAGCGCTGCAACAACCGGTCTGTTAGTAGTCGTCGCACCAGTCAAATTGACCGAGATCCCGGTCGCGTCCGTATAAGAGCCGGTAGCTACAAGTTCCACACCTTGAAGAGTTGCCGCGTCTCCTGCGGAAGTAACGGTCAGCCCTTTGACGGTTCCCGAGACATCCCAAGCCATGCTTGCATCAAAGTGCGTCGCATTGGTTCCACTGCCCGAGTAGTTAGTGTTGGAACTAAACGCGATATAGTTAGTCGGCGCGCTCGTTCCGTACCCGTTAACCGTAAAGCCATTGTAGTTAGTCACAACAGCATTCATCGGAGAGTTAAGCTGCACGCCACTTACAAGTCCGACAGCGTTCGAAATCGTCGGGCTGATACCAATTGAGTAGTAGCTCGTGGTTCCTACTGGAATGGTAATTGAGTTTTGAGCGCCGACCTGAAGCGCGCCAATATCGTCAAAAGTCCAACCCGGAACCTGTCCAAGCAGGCCAGCGTCAGTCCAGCCTGCGAAGCTGCCATTTACTCCGGGGCTAACGTTTTTAATATTACGAACGTCAATCTCGGTTTCATCAACGTCAATATCAACTTCAAGGTTCACAAGGTCGTCAGCGACCGTCACCTTGCTTGAGCCTGCGTTAATGTTCTTAAACTGAAGGACGTTAGCTACGTCCGAAGAGAAAAGGCCGATGCCACCAGCGCCGACGTTGGATGCTCCTGTTACGGTTCCACCGCCGCCCCCTCCGCCAGTGGCTTGCTTAAAAAAAGCGGATGCGATCACCTTTGGGGTGCCGCCGCTTGCAGCGTAAGCCGTACACTCAATCTGGTATTCATCGACCAGAGAGATATCAACAGTCGTTCCAGCCGTTGGGCCGTTGATCGTAGCAAGAGTTTGCCATGCCGTCTGAGGGAACAGCTTCCCTCTGACCACGATGGTATTCCCACCGCCTGCGTTTTCCACCACAACGCGCAAGTTATTGCACATCGTAGTAGGGACATCGGTTACCAAGATGCCCGTTGCCGTGAACTCTTTGTAGCTCTTGGGCCGTTGCTGAAAGTTCTGCTGGATTGTCATGTTATCCTCAAAAAGTTAGGCGCGGGAACCGGACTCGAACCGATGACTGACAGGGAAGCGTCCTTGCTCCTGCCCGCTCTGCCACTGAGCTACCCCGCGCCTACACTATCTTAGTATTCGTCTGCTGCGTCAAAGCCTTGAACGACCAAATGAAGCTCTACATCGAGTGCAGAAGCTCCAAGGTCGAAAGCCTTAACGCGCACTGCCGTAGCGGTAGCCGAGTCAATGAGGGCTACAGCGATAGCAGCGCCACCGATCGAGGCCGAAACAACCGGCACGCGAGCGAATGGCTTGGCAAACGTCACGGTATAGTCGCCCGTACCGTTGACCGTCAAAGCACCGTCGAATGCTCCGACCAAGATAGAAGACGTCGAAACGCCGTCCACTTTAAAGTGAAGCTGGCGTGGAAGGCGCTGTGGGGACTTAATTTCTCTCAGCATGATTCTTTCTCCGTGGAAAGATAGGCGGGAGGCCGAAACCCCCCGCCGATCAGGTTAATTAGGTCGCGAGGCCAGAGATAACGCCGTGGAACGATGGAACGATGTACGATTCCATGTATCCGCCGTAACGTGCTTCGTATGCATCCTGCGATGCGGTACGGAGGAACACGCTGCCGTCGTCGTCGAACCAGCCGAAGTCTGGACGATGCTTAATCTCAATGAAGTTGTCATTGAGCATGTACATACGGTCGTCTTCCATGAAGCGCTCTGGGAACACGCCGACCGGACCTGCCGACGACATGAACTCAACGCCACGGAAGCTCACCTTGCCCTGAAGCTCAGGGGAACGTGGTTCGACGATGTACTGCTTCTGATCTTCAAGAACGTTCAGGAGCTTACGGTACTGCGTGAAGCTCGTGAGGATCAGGTTAGGGACCTTGCCGGACTTGCGCTGAATCTCAAGCATGGTCTGATTCATGAGGTCGGTCGTGAGACCTGCGCCCCCTGCTGCGACCTGCGTGGACTGCCAGCGACGGCCAACGGACACGCCATAGAGCGAGCCGCCGGTTGCATCCAGAACACCCTTAAGACCGCTTGGGTCGTTATTCTTGGAGTTCTGCATGTAGACGGTGTGCGTTCCAGCGCCGATAGCCGTGAGGTCATCAGAGCCAGAGATGCGGGAGAGGCTGACTTGGCGAAGGACTGGATCAACCGAGATCACTTCCCACACAGAGCTGAGGGAGTTGACGTTGATGTAATCCTTTTCTTCCCAGTTAGCTTCCTTCCAGCTTGCAGCCGTGATGGTCAGGACTGGAGCCGAAGCCGAGCCAGCAGCGCTGCCCGAGAACTGGCCAAGAGCGCCCGAGCCGTCATTGAAGAGAGCGCGGCTCATGTTACGCATGAAGGACTCAACGCCCTTCTGCACCGAGAACTTGGTCAGCTCAACGAATGCGCCTTCGTTGTTCGAAGCAGCCTTGATCGATTCGCGGTCGATCTGGATCACGGAGTACATCTTCTTGGCCGTGATCTGTGCGTCCTGAATCGCTGCGTAGTTCGGGGTCGGGAGCGAGCCAGAGCCCACGCCGCCTGCGAACGAGGTCGGGACAGCGATATCCATGCGCTTACCAGTGAAGTCGAAAGACTTCTTGGTACGGGCGAGCAGGACGTTTGCCGAGTTGTAGGTGTTCTCGGAAAGCTTTCCGTACTTGATCTTAAAGAGGTTAGTTGCGGTCGTCAGATTGAACTGAGCCATTGTTTATCCCTTTCAAATATCGTCAAAGAAGAGCGGGTCTTTGCCCGGATTCTTGACTGGAGTTTCTGCCGAAGATTTCTTCAGCGATTTAGTGATCTTTTTCGTTAGCTTACGCTCAGCTTCGGAAGTGTAGAGCTGCTCGATAACTTGGTCGATTTCTTCGGGAGTTGCCTCAGTTTGAACCGCCAACGTTGCGAGACGCTCAATCTCTTTCGGATTCTGAGCTAGCTCCGGGTTAATCTCAGCCAGTTTCGTCTCAATACGGGTAATCGTCTGCACATTCCGGTAATATGAGCCGATTTGATCCGCAGTGAGTTCATTAGGCTGGAATCCGAGCTTCACTAACTCATCGTAACTCTTAACGAATGCTGCCTTATCCATTCCGGTTTGCTGCAGGACAGACTCAACTTTGGCTTCGAGTTCTTGCTTCGATTTAGCCGCAACTGCTTCTTGCTTCGCTGCTTCTTGCTTCCGGCGATAATACGACAGTTCCTCTTCAAGAGCTTTTGCCTTCCTCTCTTCAGGGGAAAGCGACTGAGCCTCTTCGAACTTCGACTCCATTTGGCTGATCGTTTGCTGATACAGCTCAGATGGATCGAGACCCAAAGGTTCGGCTACAGTCTCCATGAAACCACGCAAGTCCTTCTTATTTACAAGAAGGTCATGGACGCGGTTCACCATGTCTTTCATTTTGCCACGTTCTGTCTCAAACGTAGCTTTTTCTTTTTTATAGTCCGTGTAGATTTTATCTAGGTGCTTTTGCTGCGAATAGCGCGCAAGAGCCTCAGACAGACTAACTTGCTCAACCTTTCCATCAATCTTAACTGGAACTTTAGCGTCCAGAGGAAGGTCAAAGGCTTCTTCCCCGTGCTGGATCTTGAGTCGTTTGGCTTCGGCCTGTTTCTCACTGGCCTCTTGGTCCTTAGCCTTTGGCTCTTTGGCATTAGCCTTCCGATCAGCTTTGGCCTCGGTGTCCTCGCCCTTATCCTTTGCCTTGGTCCCTAGTTCCTTCTCAGCCGCACGCTCAGCCTTAATCTCTTCCTTGGCTTCGTTCTTTGCGACTTCGGACCTAAAGTTACTAACACTTTCCAGCTGTTCCCAGCTGACGGGCGATTCCCCCCCACCTTGCTGAATGGGTTGAGAGACTTCCGCCGTCGATTGCATTTCTGTCATTTAGATTCCCCGAGTTGGCTCAACCGGACCTTGGCCCATGAGTTGAGTTTCGAGAGGGGCTGCTTCCGGCTGAGCAGCTTCCTCTGGGATTGGTGAATTAGCCGGATTAGTTGGAAGTGGGGTTGCCTGCATAGGATTAGCTGGCGGCAGGAGCGGCGATGGCTGAGCGGGTACCATCCCGGCAGCAGTTTCAGGAGCAACAGACGATTCTGTTGGCATTTCCATCGTCGGATTCAACCTATAGAACATCGGGAAGAGTTCAAGCTCGGCAAGCATCTTGGCGAACTTTGGGTTCACCTTGGCCTGCTGAACCATCAGGTACTCATGCGCCGTGACGTGGTCCACAAGGTTCTTCTGCTTGTCAGGGTTAGTCTTATACTTAAAACTAAACTCCTGAATCTGCTTCGTATGGACGCGCCAGTGAACGAGATGATTCTCGAACTCCTGAGGTTCCATGGCGGCAGCACGCTCGGATTCAATCTCAAGAAGCTTCTCGGTTTCAGCCTCAGCCGTGCGAACTGCAACGGTAGCCGCGTCGATGAACTTATCAGACTGTGCAAGATCGAGCATGTCGATTACTTGCTCGCCCGTGAACTTGTCTGGGAAGCGTTCGGAGAGATCCAGCAGAGTCTGAGTGCGGGCTGCCACGGACTTAGGCAGAGCCGACGAGTTCTGGATGCGGATGTCGTAGTCCGAGTTTAAGTCTGCGACCCTAAAGAACTCGGTCATGTACTCGTTGTTCTTACCAAGGACGCGGATCATTCGGTCGTCGGACTCATCGTAGTAGTCATGAGCGACAGAAAGGGTGAGTTCAGCGACCTGTCGGATCGTCTCGTTCCACTTCAG